AGGCGGGTTCGATCTTCGGGTGGAAGCGCAAGGATGGCACACGTCGCTTCCGTCGTGCGTACAACGAAGAGGCTAAGGGCAACGGCAAGACGCCTTTCGCCGCCGGGATCGCTCTGTACGGGCTGATGGCCGATGGGGAGATGGGTGCTGAGATCTATGCCGCCGGCGCCACTAAGGACCAGGCTACCATCCTGTTTCGCGATGCGGTCAGGATGCGGGAACAGTCCGCCGCGCTGATCAAGCGGCTGAAGACCAGCGGTGGCGAAGGCAGAGAGTTCAATCTCGCTTACCTGATGAAGAAGTCTTTCTTCAGGCCCATCAGCCGAGAGGCTCGAAGGACCGGCTCTGGTCCGCGTCCGCACTTCGCCATGTGCGACGAGATACACGAGCATCCGGACCGCGGGGTGATGCAGCAGTTGGAGCGTGGGTTCAAGTGGAGACGGCAACCTCTGCTCTTCATGATCACCAACAGCGGAGTGGATCGCAACTCCATCTGCTGGGAGGAGCACGAGCACGCGATCAAGGTGGCTGCGGGCAATCCCGAGGCTAAGGACGATGATCCGCATTACCTGGGCGAGCCCCTCGACGACACCACTTTCTCATTCGTCTGTGGGTTAGACCCCGGGGATGATCCGCTGACCGATCCGTCGTGCTGGGTCAAGGCTAATCCGCTGCTGGGCGTGACGATCACGGAGGAGTATCTGACCGAAGTGGTTGCTCAGGCGCGGGCGATGCCGGGCAAGCTCAACGGCATCCTGAGACTGAACTTCTGCCGGTGGACCGACTCTGAGACGGCCTGGCTGACTCGAGACGTGATCGAGCCGATGATCTCGGACTTCAATCCCGCCGACTATCACGACAAGAAGGTGTGGGTGGGCATCGACCTTTCGCAGAACAAGGACATAACGGCGAAAGTCTGCACGGCCGAAGATGGGTTCACGAGCAAGGGTGAGGCCAAGTACGTCGCCTGGCTCGAGGCATGGACGCCGAGGGATACGGTGGCCGCTCGGTCGCTCAGGGACAAGCAGCCCTATGAGCTGTGGGTGCAGCAGGGCTTCTTGCAGGCTCCTAACGGCAAGAGCATCAACTACGATCAGGTCGCCCAGGCTCTGGCGGAGGACTTGCACGACTACGAAGTGGTGGGGGTCGCTTACGACCGATACGCTTTCAAGCAGTTCGAGAGCGCGTGCAATGAGCTGGGCTTGTCGGTGCCGTTCGTGGAGCATCCACAGGGTGGGATCAAGAAGGGCAAGCCCACCGAGGACATGATGAGGCAGGCTCAGCTGGAGAACCGGGAGCCTGATGGCCTGTGGATGCCTGGGTCGGTGAGGAAGACGGAAGATCTTCTGCTCGAGGGACGGCTGAGACTGAAGCGCAATCCGGTGCTGATATCGGCGATCATGTCGGCGATGCTGGACACGGACAGGTGGGGCAACTCGTGGCTCGCCAAGGAGCGGAGCGTCAACAAGATCGACGCTGCGGTGGCCTTGTGCATGTCGGTCGGTCTGGCGTCGGCCATGAGCAATGCGGGCGAGAAGAAGTTCCAAGTGATGATCTTCGGGAGATAGGCGATGATACGGCGGGCTTACAGCGTCCTTGAAGTCAAGGAGGTGTCCGAAGACAAGCGCGTGATCACCGGCATCGCCACGACGCCGACGCCCGATCGCATGGGCGACGTGATCGAGCCCCTGGGCATCGAGTACAAGAACCCTCTGCCTCTCCTGTGGCAGCACAGGTCGGCCGAGCCGGTGGGTACGGTGGAGTTCAACAAGCCGACTAAGGAGGGCATCAAGTTCGTCGCGAGGATCGCGATGTTGGAGGAGGCGGGTCGATTGAAGGATCGGCTCGACGAGGCGTGGCAGTCTGTCAAGCTTGGGCTGGTCAGGGCGGTCAGCATCGGTTTCAGGGATATTGAGTACTCCGTGATGGACACGGGACTCCATTTCCTGAAGACCGAAGTGCTGGAGCTGTCTCTGGTCACGATCCCGGCCAACCAGGATGCCACGATCCAGACCGTGAGGTCTATCGATACCGAACAGAGAGCCGCGTTTGGCGTTCGGGATGGCGCGTCTGCCAGAAAAGCAACCCAGCCCCTGAAGGAGGGCAAAATGACGATCCTTGAGCAGATTGCTGCTTACGAGGCGTCCAGGCAGGCGAAGGCGGCACGCCTGGACGAGCTGATGAACAAGGCCGCCGAAGAGGGAGTGGTCCTCGACGAGACCCAGTCCCAGGAGTACGAGGAGCTGGACGCGGAGGTCAAGGCCATCGACGTTCATCTTACGCGGCTCCGGGCGACCGAGGCGAGGCAGCGGCAGACGGCGGCGCCGATCGACGGCGGCTCGTCGCGTGCCGGTGCGGCCAGCCGGGCGCCGGCGATGGCGAACGCGGTGCTGATGAGGCAGCTCCCGAAGGGCATTTCCTTCACGCGGTATGCGTGCTCGTTGGCCATGGCCAAGGGCAACGTCATGCACGCTGCGGAGATCGCCAAGCGGTGGCAGGACACTCCCGAGGTGGAGCGGGTGCTCAGGGCGGCCGTCGTCGCCGGCACCACGACCGATGCGGACTGGGCGGCGCCGCTGGTCGATTACCAGGTCATGGCGTCGGAGTTCATCGAGCTCCTGCGGCCGATGACGTTCCTGGGCCGGCTCGCCGGGCTGAGGCGAGTGCCGTTCATGGTGAAGATCCCGGGCCAGACGGCCGGGTCGACCGTCGGGTGGGTCGGGGAGACGAAGCCCAAGCCCGTGTCTGAGCTCGCGTTCAACATGACGCAGCTCACCCACGCGACTATCGCGGGCATCGTCGTCCTGTCCGAGCAGCTGGTCAGGCTGTCCAATCCGTCGGCGGAAGCGCTCGTACAGCGCGACCTCACGGAGACGGTGGCCCAGTTCATGGACCAGCAGTTCCTCGATCCCTCTGTGGCCGAGGTGGCGAACGTGTCGCCGGCGAGCATCCTCAACGGGGTCACCCCCGTGCCCGCCTCTGGCACCACGGCCGATGCCCTCAAGGCAGACGCCAACGCCATCTTCACCAACTTCATCAACGCTGGTCTCTCGGCCGCCGGCGCCGTGTGGCTCATGTCGGAGCGCCTCGCTCTTGCGCTCTCGACCATGCAGAACGTCCTGTCCCAGCCCGAGTTCCCGGGTCTCACGGCCACGGGCGGCACCTTCCTCGGCGGCCTGCCGGCCATCACGTCCGAGAACGTGCCGACCAACCTGGTGGACGCCGGCGCCTCGCCGGACTACCAGGCGGGCGACATTCTCGCTCTGGTCAAGCCCAGCGAGATCCTGTTCGCGGACGAAGGCGGCGTCAACATCGACGTGAGCCGCGAAGCTTCGCTCCAGATGGACTCGGCACCGACCGATCCCACTGTGGCGGATACGGTCATGGTGTCGCTCTGGCAGCGCAACATGGTCGGCGTTCGCGTCGAGCGCATGGTCAACTGGAAGAAGCGGCGGGCTGCCGCCGCCCAGTATATCATCGGCGCGAACTACGGAGGCGCATAAGCGTCTCTGAACCTCCCCCCGAAACTGGGGACTGGAGTTGCCCCCAAAGCTCCAGTCCCTTTTTTACAAGGAAAAAGTACGATGAAAGAAGTCGAAATGGTCGCCAGCCAGGCTATCAGGATCGGGGGCAAGGCGATCGCCAAGGGCGAGACTTTCAAGATCGACGGCAAGTACGCCCAGGCTCTGGTGGCCGTCGGTCGAGCGTCTGTCCCGACACAGAGGGCGACGATGAAGACGAAACCCGAGCCAGCACCGACTCCGAAGCCGGAGCCGACGCCCGAGCCGACGCCCGAGCCGGAAGAGGATGATGACGGCGAAGAAGAGTCGACACGGTCTCGGCGGCGGCGGTATCGCCGTACGGACATGCAGCCGGAGTAGCTCGCCGTGAACCTGCTCGGCTTCGAGATCAAGAGACGGAAGGCTCTCGACCTTCGTCCAGTCGATGGTCGAGGTGGGTGGTTTTCCATCGTCAGAGAGTCCTTTCCCGGTGCCTGGCAGCAGAACGTCGAAGTTCGGCTGGACAATGTTCTGAGCTACACCACCGTCTTCAGGTGCAGGGCTCTGATCTCGTCCGATATCGCCAAGCTCAGGATCAGGATCGTCAAAGAGAGCGAAGACGGCATCTGGCTGGAGCATGACTCGCCAGCCTTCTCGTCGCTCCTGCTCAGGCCCAACAACTACCAGACTCCGCTCCAGTTCTTCGAGACTTGGTTCGACAGCAAGCTCTGCCATGGCAACACCTATGTCCTGAAGGAGCGGGACAACCGCAATGTCGTTTCGGCGATGCATGTCCTCAATCCACAGAGGGTTAAGACGCTTGTTTCGCCGATGGGAGAAGTGTACTATGAGCTGATGAGGGATGACCTGGCGGGCGTTGATCCCGACGTGGCGAGCCAGACTCCTGAGAGCCGCATCCTGCCGGCGTCGGAGATTATCCACGATCGGTTCAACTGCCTGTTCCATCCTCTGGTCGGCCAGTCGCCCATCTATGCCTGTGGCTTAGCCGCCGTCCAGGGGTTGAAGATCCAGAACCAGTCTACCCATCTGTTCTCCAACTTCTCTCTGCCGAGTGGCGTAATCACGGCGCCAGGAGGCATTCGGCAGGATACCGCTGAGAGGGTCAAGTCGTTCTGGGACTCGGGCTTCGCTGGCGAAAATGCGGGTAAAGTGGCTGTTCTCGGTGATGGGATGGAGTATAAGCCCATCACGATGACGGCAGTAGACGCGCAGTTGATCGACCAGCTGAAGTGGACCTCTGAGATGGTCTGCACGGCTTTTGGGGTTCCACCCTACATGGCGGGCATCGGTCCTTCCCCGCTGAACAACAATGTCGAGGCTCTTCAGGTCCAGTACTACTCTCAGTGCCTCCAGACGCATATCGAGAATTGCGAGGCTCTGCTCGATCAGGGTTTGAAGCTGCCTCGAGAGCTCGGCGTTGAGTTCGACCTGGATGGTCTGCTGCGCATGGATACCGCCACTCTGGTCAAGACTGAGACCGAAGCGATCAAGGGGTCTCTGAAGACCATCAACGAGGGTCGCAGGCGGCTCGATCTGCCGCCTAAGACTGGTGGCGACGTGATCTACTCTCAGCAGCAGTACTTCTCGCTCGAAGCTCTTGCTGAACGAGACGCCAACAAGCCATTTTCTAAGCCTGAGACTCCTCTTCTGCCGCCTCCGGCCGAAGCGCCGAATGAGCCCGACGAAGACGAGGAGGATGAGCGGGCGGCGGCTGCCGTTTTCAAGGCGTTCGGGAGAGAGATCTATGGGTAAGTACGACAATCTGGCCGAAGCCTTGCTGGTGTCTACAAAAGCCCTGATCGCCAAAGCCATTGAGCCACTCAAGGAAGAGAACAGGCAGCTTCGTGAGAAGGTCGCCGAGCTCGAGGCGAGGCCAGTCCCCACTCCCTGGCTGACTGTTGAAGAGATGGCCAACATCTGGAACCAATTTCTCCAGAATGACGCCTTAGACGACTTCGTGAAGCAGGACGCTCTGGCCAACTTCGTGACCAGAGACGCACTCGACGGTTTCATCAAAGCGGATGCCATAGCCGACTTCATCAAGGCTGACTCGCTCGACGGTTTCATCAAGTCTGACGCGCTTGATGGCTTCCTGAAGAGCGATGCCATCGCAGATTTCATCAAAGCGGACGCACTCGACGGGTTCGTGAAAGCGGATGCGCTGGACGGGTTCATCAGGGCTGATGCCATCGCCGATTTCATCAAGGCGGATGCGCTGGACGGGTTCATCAAGGCAGATGCCATCGCCGATTTCGTGAAGGTCGATGCGCTCGAAGGTTTCGTGAAGCAGGTGGACATCGCCGACTTTGTGAAGGCGGATGCGCTGGACGACTTCGTAAAGACCGACGCTATCGCCGACTTCATAAAGGTGGACAGTCTGGCGATGATCGATGTTGTCAGGCAGGATGACCTCGAAGAATTCGCTAAGGTGGCGGCTGTGTCGGACCTCTTCAGCCGTTTCGAGGAGTTCACAAGCCGAAACTACGTCCAGGCCGACGCACTAGAAGGCTTCATCAAAGCCGATGATATCGCGGACTTCATCAAAGTCGACGCCATCGCCGATTTCGTGAAGGCAGATGCTCTGGAAGATCTGGTGAAGACGGATGCTATCACCGACTTCGTTAAGGCGGATGCGCTCGAGAGTTTCATCAAGGCGGATGCGCTGAATGGGGTCGTAAGAGGCGACGATCTGGTCGACTTCGTTGTGAAGCAGGATCTGGCCGACTTTGTGAAGCAAGGCGATATCACCGACGTAGTTCGAGTGGGCCAGCTAGTGCCTTATACGAAGAAGACCGAGGAGCTAGAGTCGCTGGTTGCCTCACTGAGGTTCGCCACTCCCGAAGATGTCGAGGAGGTACGCAAGGCCATTCCGCAGCCTGTTCCGGGAGTGGGCATCGAGAATGTGAGACAGAACCTGGATGGTGAGCTGATCGTCAAACTGACTGATGGCGAGACCATCAATGCAGGGCCAGTCCGAGGCAAGGATGGTTTCAGCCTGGACGATTTCGACGTGGAGTTGGTGAACGATCGAGACATTCGGTTCGCCTTCACTCGAGAGGGCGAAGGCAAGGACAAGGTCCTGACTCTCAACATCCTGCTCGATCGAGGCGTCTGGAAGAACGGCACGGCGTATCGCAAGGGCGATTGCGTCACGTGGGAAGGGTGTCTCTGGGTCGCTCAGACGGATGGGTCGAGTGACAAGCCTGGTGTATCGTCCGACTGGAGAATGGCCGTCAAGAAAGGCAAGGATGGCAAAGACGGTATCGGGAAGAAGGGTGATCCCGGACCTCCTGGCCGGCCAGGTCGGGACCTGACGCAGATGACTTTTGACGGGCAGAAGTACTGATGGTCGACCTTGTGACATTGGACGAAGCGTGCGCCAACCTCAGGCTGGCTGAGCTTCCTGTGGCCGGCAGCCTCGAAGCTTTGGACCTTCAGATGAAGATCAGTCAGGCGTCGGAAGCCGTGCTGCTTTATGTCACGGAGACTGACAAGGCCGACTGGACTGCGGCTACGGTGCCTCAGGATGTCAAAGGCGCCACTCTGGTGCTGATCACCGCTCTTTATGATGATCGCACCGGCAAGACCGACAATTATTTCAAAGAAGGTGGGGCCGTAGCCAATCTGCTGAGGCGTCGTCGTGACCCTCCCATCGCTTAAGTCTGATTGCGTGATCATTGGATCGGGCCCGAGTTTGACGGTCGAAGACGTCGAGTATTGTCGAGACAAAGCTTCCATGATCGTGGTGAACAACAGTTGGAAGATGGCTCCTTGGGCTGATATCCTGTACGCAGCCGATCTGCCCTGGTGGCAGCACTATCGAGGCGTGCCCGAGTTCAAGGGTCAGAAGTGGACTCAGGACTCAGCCGCGGCCAAACTGTTCCAGCTGCATCGCATCAAGGGATTTCACAAGGCGGGGCTCGGGACAGGCGACTCGATCCATTTCGGCAACAACTCGGGCTATCAGGCGATCAACCTGGCCATCCTCTGTGGGTCTCGGCGAATTCTGCTTCTGGGGTTCGACATGCAGAAGGATCCCGAGACGGGCAAGCGTCACTGGTTCGGAGACCATGAAGGAAAACTGAAGAGGAATATGGGCTTCGATCTCTGGCTGAAGAGCTTTGATACGATGGTAGATGACGTGAAGAAGCTCGGAGTTCAGGTGATCAATTGCTCTCGCAAGACTGCTCTGACGTGCTTTCCTCGCATGGCGATCCAGGAGGCTCTGTGATGGACACTGTTCTGAGAAAGCGAGTGGCCGAGCATGGCAAGTACGTTCGTGCCTATCGGCATGACAACTATCGGATGAAGAAGGAGCGCAAGGCCGACGCGGTGAACGATCTTTCGGTTTTGCCGGTTCGAGGCTCTTATCTCGATGTATCCTGTGGTCGAGGTGAGATGCTGGATGCTGCGGCGCAGTTGGGGTTCGAGGTCGTTCGCGGTACGGAGCTTGTCTCTTCCTTGATAGACGGTGAGCGAGTTGTCTTTGCCGAGGCTCACAGTCTGCCGTTTCCCGACAAGAGTTTCGAAGTGGTGTCTCTGTTCGATGTGATAGAGCATCTGATAGTCGGGGATGATCAGATCGTGTGCCAGGAAATGAGGAGAGTAGCGAGCAGACATATCTTGATCACTGCCAACAATCGTCCGTCTTTCAACAAGGATGGCGATGACCTTCATATCAACAAGCGGCCTTATCCCGTGTGGCACGCTTTGTTCCGAACTTGGTTCAGTGGGGCTTCTGTAATCTGGATCAAGGGCAACCGAAACTACGTTTCTGAAGCTTGGCGCATCGATCTATAAGGAGAGGAGCAGATGGCCGTTACCTACAATACCGCAGTCAAGACTTCGCGCATGACGGCGACGCGCGACTACTTCGCCAACGGCACTCTGGAGATCCAGGCGGCTAACGATACGGTCCTCGCGACCTTCGGCCTGAGCGCCGGCGGCGGTTCGATCGCCAGCGGTGTCTGGACACTCACTTTCGACGCTTCGCCGGTGACCGCCGGGGCCACGGGAACAGCGACCAAGGCGCAGATCAAGGACAGCGGCGGCAACGCCCATCTGACCGGTCTCACGGTGGGCACCTCGGGGTCCGACATCAACCTCGACAACACGTCCATCAACAGCGGTCAGCAGGTCGGTCTGACTTCGGCGACGATCACTCACGCCTGAGTTCTGATCCATGACTATTGCCAGCGTCGGCGGCTGTGGTGCGCAAGGCATCACCAGCACGGACATCGTGGTCACGATGGGTGCGACCGTCGAGGCTGGCAATCTCATTGTCGCGCTTATCTCGAAGAACAACGAGAATACAACAGACGGTGACCACTCAGAAGTCATAGACCTGTCGGACACCAAGGGGAACACTTGGGTCAAGGCAGGCGAATACACCAATGGTCAGGGCTCGGCTGCCGCCGGCGTTACTGCGGCAGTATGGTATACGAAGGTCACGACCGAACTTGTCAACGGTGTTGATGAAGTAACCGTCAACTGCGCCGGCAGCACGGATAAGTGCGTCCAGCTTTGGGAATTCACGATTACCGGCAATCCGACCGTTGCAGCGGTTACGCCGCAGGTGGTCGACGGTGCTAACGGCTACGGATCGGCGGCGATCAGCGGGCTCGCTTCGGCGGAGCGGCTCTATATTCGTGCGCTGGCGAAGGAGGTCAATAGCACTTCCTCGATAACGCCTACGGCTAACTTCACCGCCATGACCAATACGCGGTCGCGGAACAACACCGCGGCGGTGATTTCTCGTGGCGAATTCCGCATCAACACTTCGACTGGCGAGACTTCCAATCCGACGCACGCCATCAGTGGCGACGCTGCTTCGGTCTTTGTCGCCATCGGCGAACAACTCAGCTACATGGCTGCGGTCGAGACTGGCAGCGACACCTTCGCCGCTACCGGCACTTCAGAACAGCCACCGGTCAGTGTGACGCTGCGCGGCACCAATTCAGCGGCGGACGATGCCTTGTCGGTCGGCCCGTTCACCGCAGCCACCGGCAGCCTTCTCGTCGCGGTCTATGGCGGCGTGCAGGAGTCCGGCACCTACGCCCCGGCGGTCGATGGCGGCGGGCTGACATGGACCAAGCAATTCGAGCAGGTGCAGAACGACCCACAATTCGGGTGGGACGCATGGGTAAGCATCTGGACGGCGCCGGTGCCGAGCGGTGGCAGCGTCACGGTTTCCGCCACCAACAGTGGCACGCATGACGGCGCTGGGCTGGTGGTCTATGAGCTTGCCGCCACCGGGGGCACCCTTGGCATAGGCGGCGAAGGTGGCGGCGGCTGGACAAGCGGCACGGCAGCGCGCGCCGCCACGCTGAGTCAGGCGCCGACGGTCGACAGCGTGGTCTTCGCCGGCGCGGCGGTCGACAACACCAGCACCAGCCAGAATACGATCATTCCCGGGACGGGCTGGACGGCCGATCTCGACCTTGCACGCCATGGCACGGAGACGCACGTCACAATCCAGCGGCGGCAGGGCAGCACCTCCGATCAGGCGGACTTTGACAGCATCGCGACTCAGTTCTGCTCCGTGATCGCCGCGCTGGAAATCACCTTCACTGCCGATGCCGGTGGGCCCACTGGCACAATGGCCGCTACGGAGACTGGCTCCGATACGTTTGCGGCTTCAGGCACTCT